GTGGTTGTCCCTCCTGGCGTTTCATGATATAATATTAAAGTCAATCGGATTTCATTTATGGCAAAGTCGAAAGTTGGTCTGGTTAAGTCTGGTTATACCCCAGGCAAACCGAAGAAAACTCGTCAAGGTCGTTCGCAGAATACCCACCTTGGTTCGAGTTCACGAAATGGACGCAAGAAGCGTTATCGCGGTCAAGGTAGCTGATGAAAAAATTACTGTTCATTTCACAGGACAAAGAAATGGCACTCATTCAGGAGATGTCATACAAGATCAAAATGTCCGATTGGGATATTAATCCCAGTAAGACCTGCTTCTTGTGTGTTTCTCCTGATTACTCTGGGATTGTAACCCAACATCTCTCGCACTCATTGTCAATGGGTCGGGAGATTTTTCATATCGAAGCAGTGAACGTGCCGTTTCCTGACGAATCTCCACATCATTATAAAATTGATTTTTCTATCAATTTCCAAGAATGGATGGAAAGATGGGAGAATTTTGTCCTTATCGAGGCAGGAGTTATCCGTGGTGGTAACTATAAGTGGATTACTGACATTATGAAAGATCTTGCTTCTTATAAAAAGTTTTACACCGTTTCATTATGTGAAAATATCGGTAGTAAATATAAGAGTGATATGGTTTCACTTTATTATGATGATGCAGTTGAAGACCTACATTTTTGGTGGGAGAGACCAAACAATCATTGGATATAGGGATAGCAACCCCGAAAAAAGTTCTAATCAAACTTTCCAAAGGAGAACCATGGGATTATTTCCAGTAGACAAAAGTAAAGATTTTATTGAAGAGGGAATGACCCTCATCACAGAAACAGATAGTGAAAAGTATCTGAAAGCGGCTCACAAAATTTCTACACAGAAAAAGAAGGATGAACTTTATTCTATTCCTGAAGACCGCTATAGCCGTCACTGCGGCGGTAGCTCTGGTTTTGATGATTTTGTCGAGCGTTGGCACGAGTGAATAAATAATAGCAGCCTATTGCTGTGTCTAAATGCCGACCTTTCAGACATTCAAAGACTTGAGTGTTACTTTCAAGAAGCATCCTGTTACTGATGATTTAGTAACAGTTAAGGATAAGGCTGCTATCGCGCAGTCTATCGGTAATTTGCTTCTTACTAGAAAGGGTGAAAGACCATTTCAACCAGATTTAGGATCTGATTTATACAATGTGCTATTCGAACCACTCGATTTTGGTAGTGCAGGTATTATCAGATCCTCTATTGAATATGTTTTAAAGCGTTATGAACCAAGAATTTTAATTGAGAATATCTTAATCAGTCCCGATTTTGATAACAACGGTTACAATGTTGAATTGTTTTATAGAATTATTGGCAGAGAAGACGTACCAGTAGCAGCAGAATTCTTCTTAGAGCGTACTCGATAATGCCATATACTCAAGTTGCTAACTTAGATTTTGAAGATATAAAAACATCTTTGAAAGAATACCTTAGAGCACAGTCAGACTTTACTGACTATGACTTTGAGGGTTCTGTATTGTCAACCCTTATCGATACACTCGCCTATAACACCTACTATACGGCGTTTAACACCAACATGGTGATCAATGAACTATTCATTGATTCAGCGACCTTGAGAGACAACGTAGTAGCGATTGCGAAGCAATTAGGATACAGACCGAAGAGTGTAACCTCTCCAATTGCTTACGTTAGTTTTACCGTCAACTATACCAACCCAACACTTGATACAGAACTGTTATTGAAGAAAGGAACAGGTTTTGTAGCAAATTATGACAATACTGTATATCAGTATGTTGTGCTCGATGATGTTAAAGCACAGGTTGCAAACCAGACTGCGATCTTTACCAATGTTCCAGTAAGAGAAGGAACGCAGATCGTCAGCACATTTACAGTAAATACTGCACAGAAGTCACAGAGATTTATTCTTGACAACCCAAACATTGACACAAACACAATTGCAGTCAAGGTTTATCCAACTGGCAGTGGTTTCAATGAACCATACCTAGTTGCAGACAACATTCTTGGTGTTGATCCAAACTCAAAGATCTTCTACTTAAGTGAAATTGAAGATGAAAGATATGAATTGATCTTTGGTGATGGTGTATTAGGTAAGAAACTTGAGAATGGTGCTTTGATTGAAGTATCATACCTAATCACAAATGGTCCAGATAGCAATGGTGTAAGAACGTTCACCTTCAACGGTGTTCTTGAAAATCCAAATGGTGTCACACCCAATTCCTATGGTGTTACAATCAACTCAACCATTGCTTCATCTGGTGGTGAAGAGTTGGAGACAACAGCGAAAATTCGTTTCAATGCTCCTCGTGTATATGGCGCACAGGACCGCGCTGTGACCGCCCAGGACTATGAAGCAATCGTTCGTAGGGTATATCCTGCCACTAGTGACATTATCATCTTTGGAGGCGAAGATCAGGACCCCCCACAGTATGGAAAAGTCTTCATTGCACTGAAACCAAAGGATGCAAGTTACTTGACATCATTGACAAAGAACAGAATTGTATCTGAACTTGAGAAGTATGTCGTTGCTTCGATCGAACCAGTTCTAATTGATCCTTCTATTCTGTTTGTTGAGTTGACAAGTAAGATTTATTATAATGGCAGTGTGACTGATCAGACACCAGCACAGATTAGAGACAAGGTTATCGGTGCAGTTCAATCATATTTGGATGTTTCCGATACTGAGAAGTTCAATGGTAAGTTTAGATACAGTAAAGCAGTTGCAGTTATTGATGACGCAGATAGGTCAATCAATTCCAACCTAACAGAAGTTACAATGAGGAAAGACTTCTATCCTCAACTGAATTCAACCTTCTATTACGAGATCTGTTTCCAGAACTCTTTTGATGTAGATTGCGATGATCCAGTTCTTTCCACGACTGGTTTTAGGGTCACCGAATATCCTAATTTTGATGTCTATCTCGAAGATAGGGATGGCAAAATTGTCCTATATAGACTAGATAGCGTAACTGGCGAAAAGGTTGTTCTCGACAGAGAAGTTGGCGATATTGATTATGAAAAAGGCGAACTAATGATTTACAATTTGACTATCATCAAAGGTAGTTTCTTTGACAATCGTATTTCTGTTAGAGTAAAACCCCTATCTAATGATATCAAGGCACTCCGCGAGGTTTATCTTGATGTTGATGTTGCTAATTCCTCATTCACTGCATACAAAGAGTAAGTAAATGCCTGCTGTTAAAACCAAGAGAATTTCCACTCTAATTGAAACGCAGCTTCCTCAATTCATTTCTTCAGAATACGAACTTTTTAGTAAGTTTGTTCAGAAGTATTATGAAGCACAGGAAGTGCAAGGTGGCACGCTGGATATTATTTCAAATATCCAAAAATACGCAGACATTGACTTCTATGAGAAAAGTCTTCTCAAACAGAATGATGTATTAGTCACATCGATTAGTGATAGTGATACTACCATTGTTCTTCAGGATGCACAGTCATTCCCACAAAAGAATGGTTTTGTGAGAATTGATGATGAGATCATTTTCTATGCAAAAAGAACCGACACAGAACTTCTAGAGTGTTCGAGAGGTGTTAGTGGTAACACAACTCTTGGAGATCTGTATAATGAAAGTAATTTCGTTAGCACTGATGCTGCTTCGCACAATTCTGGGCAGACAGTATATAATGTAAGTAATCTGTTTCTATATGCTTTAGTTAGAAACTTTGAAAGTCAGTATCTCGGTTCTTTCCCAGAAAAGTATCTCAAGGGAGAGGTTGATAAGAGAACCCTCATCAAGAACATTCAGAAGTTCTACAAGGCGAAAGGAACTTCAAGTTCTATTAAATTCATCTTCAACACTATTGTTGCACAAGAAGCGAGCAACAAACCAGAAGTATACAAACCAAAAGACTATACTTATAAGTCATCCAATGCAGATTGGATTAACATCTATGCACTTAAGTGCAAAGTGATTTCTGGTAATGTAAATGCTTTGGTTGGAAATCCCATTGTGCAAACTCCAACCGATGAGTATGGATATGCCTCAGCAACGGTTGACAATGTTTATGCAGATGGAACTAGAGATGACGAGAAAATTTACAATATTGTTGTAGCTCCAGAAACTGTCAATGGTGAATTTTTTGTATCAACAAAGACAAAGTTAACGAAATCTCTTTCTGGTATTGCAACCACTGGTAATAGAATTAATGTATTTTCTACTTTAGGGTGGGACAATACTGGATCTATCTTAATTGGTAATGAAACTATTACCTTTGATAAGAAGAACGCAACTCAATTCATTATTAAAAGTAGACAACCATCTGGTGCTATTGTCCATCCAGTAAACACACCAGTATACAAACCAGTTGTTATTTCTGGTTCTGGCGTATCGTTGTTGGTTCTTGGCATCATCTACAATATGTCACCAACTGATGCCCAACCATATTCTGACGTTGGCGATGCTATTCAGGTTTCAAACCCAGGATTTATTACAGCAGACCCCAAAATCGTTCTATCTGGAACTAATCAATCAAGATGGTTATTCGGTAACGGAGCTCCAGTTATTGTTCCAACACTACCATCTGTTGCAGCATCTCTAAATGAGGTTCCAACTGACGTTACCTCACTTTATGAAGATGAGCAATATTACTACGTTACTTCTTCTAGTTTCCCATCTCACAAAATTTTAGATGGATCAACAGTAAATCAAACCCTATTGGATCAACAGATCTTACGTTTGATCAGAAAAGAAGCAATAACAACAACAGAAAGATACAAAACACCAAAGGCAGACACAGGAATTCTCTTGAACGGTGTTCGCACTTACAGTTATAGAGATACAGAAAGTGTAAGATTTGGAAGACTTGAGCAAATTCAAATCGATACTCAAGGCAGAGGATATGCAAAACCACCATTCGTTTTGGTTGACGAGGTTCCAAATAAAGCAAGAGCAGTATTGTCTGGTCAGGTTGTTGAAAGAATTATTGTAGACACTAAAGACATTTTCCCAAAAACTCCAGAAATTACTATTACTTCTGGAAGAAGAGCCGAAGTTCGTGCTGTTGTAACTGGTGGTAAGGTAACAAGTCTGATCATTGATAATCCAGGTGAATACTATTCATCCCCACCATTAGTTAGAATTAGAGATAATGCTGGCAGAGGAAGATTTGCAAACTATGAAGCAATTATTGACGGAGATGGAAAAATTACCGACTTCACCAAGATAGATGAAGGCAACTTCTACAATCAAAATACTGTAATTGTAGATATCATTGCAGTTGGTGAAGGTGCATCTGGAATTCCTCTTCTGCGAGAATGGAACTTCAATAGGTATGAGAAACTCAAAAACGAACTAGACACAGAGAACGGTTACATATTCCAAAACTATAATCAAACACTTGAGTATGGTTATGGTTATGTTGCAAACCCAAAAGCATTGCGTGTTGCTGTAAGTGATAATCTAGACAATGCTGGTTCGGAA